GCTCTATCAGAGGCTATTGAGAACATTGACTGGGGAGACGACGAAGAAGACTAGTGGAACTTAGGTTTACAGATCATCCCGTATGGAAGAAGCCGCTCTCCGATGAGGAGATGGAATGGCTGCTTGAGAACGACCCTGCCCTACTACAGAAGCTGTGGGAGGCACACGAGGGTCGAATTAAAGCGGCAGAGGATGATCCACTAAATCACGGGGTGGAGCTGGAACATTGGGGCTATGCAGAGGAAAGACTAGAAACTTCTCTGAGCGTCATGGCTCTCGGCGGCAACAGATCCGGGAAGACAGAATGGGGAGCTAGGTGTGTGGTGCGCGCAGCAATACGGAACCCCGGCTCCGTTATCGTGTGCTTTGCGCAGGACGAGGATGCTTCTGTGCGAATTCAGCAGTCGGCGGTCTTCCGCAACCTGCCACCGGAGTATAAGAAGAAAGCCAAGACAGAGACGGAGTATATCAACTACAAGGTAAAGACAGGATTCTCCGGGGCTTCCTTAATTCTAGAGAACGGATCGCAGATATTGTTCCATAAGTACTCACAGTTTATTGCCAACCGCTCTAAGTTCGAGGGTCTGGAATTGGGGAGTAAGGAGCCGACGTGGCATAATGTAGGGCTATGGTTGGACGAATATCTGGAAGATGGCGACCTAGTGGAGACGATGCGCTTCCGCTTGGCGACGCGCAACTCCAAGATGCTGATGACCTTCACGCCCATCGATGGCTACACACCTTTCGTATCATCCTATCTGAAGGACGTAGAGACGCTTAGAACACGACCAGCAAAGCTACTGAATGGAGAACAGTTACCGCTTATACAGGATAGCTTTAAGAAGCGCTGCGGCATCGTGTACTTCCACTCAGATCTGAATCCGTTCGGTGGCTATGATCGCATTGCAGAGGAACTGAAGCACAGCCATAGGGATGAAATTCTGACTCGCGCATATGGTATACCGGTCAAGTCTATGACTACGTTGTTCCCACTGTTCAACACAGCGGTACATGTATCTACCCGTAGACCGAAGGTTAGCGACAAGACTCACACAGTTTACCAAGTAGTTGACCCAGCAGGGGCTAGGAGCTATACATCTATATGGGCTGCGGTGGATGAGAAGGGCTTTGTAAGTATTTTGAAAGAGTTCCCCGAGAGAAACATTTACGGCGAATGGGCGAAGTTCGGAGACCCTAGGTGGAAACATGGACCCGCCGCGGACAAACATTTCTTCTCCGTACAGGCATATGTCAATGAATTTAAGAGAGTTGAGGAAGAACTGGGCTTAACCGTGTTCCAGAGAATTGGCGACTCTCGCTACTTCGCTAGGGAAAATGAGGACTCTATCGACCTATTTGCACAGTTCTCGGACTGCGGCATGCACTTCGTACCGTCCAACGGTATCGACATCGACACTGGTATCACATCTCTGGATAAATGGTTTGAGTACAATCCGAACGAGCCAGTCGGTCCAATCAACAAGCCCATCGTAAATATACACGAATCTTGCGGCAATCTGATAAATAGCCTAGTAAACTGGGGACATCGCGGCAAAAGCGACGAAGCACTTAAGGACTTCGTAGACTGCATACGATATCTACGGATGGCGAACGACGGCTATGGACCAATGCACGTAACAGAGAAGTCTTTCAAAGTAACACGTAAATGTAAAAAGGTTTATTGATATGAAGAAACTACTAAGAAAACTAGCTGAGGAGTACAACCTTACCTTCGATGAGGCGCACGAAATTGCAACCATGCGTCTAGATGAGAGCTGCCTCACTGGTCGCGGCAAGAATCTATGGGTAAATGAAGCAGGGCAGGAAGTGTTGGACAATATGTTCCCTATGGATGCTATGCTCCGCGCACGGGTAATTAAGGAACTACCCAACCCACACTACGTCCGGGCCAAGATTGCCGAATGCGCCGAGTGTATTGCGGTAAGAATCCCACACCGACTAAGAGGAAAACTCATCGACAAAACCATCTCGGTATTGGCAAAGCGCGAAGACGGCGAGCGCAAGTACTACTGGTGCAAGCCTAGTCTTGACTAGAATTCTAATAGTTCTCATACACTGGTATAATACAGTATGGATCAAGACACAGAATTTGAAGCAAAAACCTACGTATCGCGCAAGCCAAATGTGCGTGAACTTATCTCCGCCTACGACGAAACTGTTACTGAACTAGGTAGCTATTTCCATTATTGCCGGGAGTCGGAGTACGAGCACGACAACTACTGGGAGGGTAAAAGCCGCGATCTACGTAAGTATGGCTCCGATGCTGTGCCTTGGGAGGGAGCTAGCGACCTAGAGAGTATGGTCGTTAAGGAGCGAATGCAGCGCCTCGTTTCACTGATGATGAGCGCAGCAAAGCGCGCCAACGTACAGGCGAACCCAGTGGGTATGGAGGATGGACCTCGCGCGGCACTCGTGCGTAAGTTCATGAAGTGGATGCTCACTAGTGGATATATCAAACGAATCAACAAAGAGCTGGAACTGGGAGCCTATTACCTACTAGAGCGTGGGCTACTGATTACCCACATTGGCTGGCATCGAGAAGACCGCACAGTAAAGCAGGCGGTAACGATCCAACAAATTGCAGAGGCTAACCCACAGATCGCCGAGATGATCCTAGCTGGCGGTCGTGATGACGAGTTGGTGGCAATTATTCAGCAAATGTTCCCATCCGTCAAAGATGCTGGCGCACGCAAAGGTATTGAGGAAATCCGCGAAACAGGAACCGGCGAGTTCCCCATGGTGCAGCGTTCGGTAAACTGCCCAAGCGTACAGACCCTAGCTCCAGACGGAGAGTTTTTATTCCCACCGTTCACGTCTGATCCACAACGCGCACCTTACTGCTTTTGGCGTACCTACTACACGGTACAGGAGCTGAAGAATAAGGTGAGTACGGACGGCTGGGATGAATCTTTTGTAGACTACGTAATCGAACACCATCGCGGAGAAAGCCAGAAGGCTGACATTGATATCGACGAAGGTCGCAGAAACGTACGACAGACAGGCTTTGAGTATGAGGCAGACGAAATTGTAGAGATCGTACACGCATACCAGCGACTGATCGATCCGTCTGACAATTCCGAGGGCATTTACGAAACGATCTTCCACGAGAGTTTCGGCGGTGAAGACATTGTAAAGAACACAGAGGCTAAGAGCAGCAAATGGGATTCAGACGACCTAGACGACTTCGAGGAGGGCGAAGAACCAGAAGTTGAGTATATTCAGCCATACGCAAAACATGAGCTGATGAACGGGTATACCGATTATCCCGTAGAGGTTACAAAGGCATACGAGAACAACAAGCGCCTCTATGATGTAGACACCATTCCAATGCTGCTTCGCGGCATGCAGTGGCAGGTAAAGATTGAGACAGACTCGCGCATTGACCGTAATAGCATCTCAACCATGCCACCGATGATGCACCGCATGGGCTATGCACCAGACGACTACGGTCCCGGCGCACGCATCCCATACATGAGTAAGGGTGACATCGACTTCGCGCCAATCCCGGCGTACGACCCCGGCTCTGTAGAGATGGAGCGTAACATGCAGGCACGCGCAGACCGACTCGTAGGCTTAGACATTGAAGATCCACTAAGCCAAGTTCAGCGGCAGGCAATGACCGACAAGTTCCTAGACCACATCGGACGTGTGCTGTATCGCTGCTTCCAGATGTTCCAGCGTTTCGGACCAGACGATGTTATGTTCCGCGTCACTGGCTCACCAGAGATGGTTGAGTTCAAGAAGGGCGACCCTAATGAGAACTACGACGTGCTGTTGAGCTACGACGTAATGAACACTGACCCAGAAACTCTAGAGAAGAAGCTGAGTCAGATCGCTTCGTTGATACAGATGGACCGCAACGGCACTATGGACGTGGATAAGTTCATCGCGTTGGCGGCATCCAGCATCGACCCTATCGTAGCAGACCAAATGCTAATCCCATCACAGGATGCACAGAAGAAGATTGGCGAGCAAGTTACGGCAGATCTCGGACAAATCTACGCAGGCATCGAACGCCCAGCACTTCCAAACGGAGCGCAGATTGCACTACAAGTTATCCAAGCATACACGCAGCAGCCAGATATTCAACAGCGTCTCATGCAGGATGAAGCATTCCGCGCACGTCTTGAGAAATATCAAGGGCAGTACACGTTCATGATGCAGCAAGCACAGAACGCTCAGATTGGTAAGATTGGTACGGCGCCTGCCCAGATGGGCGGCGTCCAAACACAGGGCATGCAGCAACAAGGCTAAATGGAACAGATACCACAAGACGTAGCAGCTTTACACACTCACGAGGCTTTTGCCCGGTTCATCGGTCAGATGCACAAGAAACGTGAGGCAACCATTCGCGACTTGCACGACAAGGACACAGACCAAGTCATGCAGCTCTCCGGGCGCATCGCGGAACTTCAAGACCTGCTCGACTTGGCGGGTTGGGAAACTTTACGGAAAGCCTACAATTTGTAGGTTTTGCGGTTCAGTATAATAAAGTATAGCCGATCGCAAGGCGTTAAAAGGCGGCAAATATATGAGTACAACAGAAGTCGCAGTTGACGAAGGGACTGCTGAAAACCCTACGGTAAAGTCAAATGTGAGTGCGGATCAATGGGAAGCCAGCCGCATTCAAACGATTCTAGAGGGCGGAGCCAGAGCGAAAGCCGAGGAAGAGTCCAAGGAATCGGTGATTCAAGAGCAACCTCCAGAGCAGGGAGTACCTGCCGAAGAGATTGAAGAAGAATCCCCCGATGTTCTTTCTAAGATTGATTTAGAGGGTCTCTCTGATGACGAGCTTTCCGCATTGCGCGAGAAGTTGATTCCGGGCGCTGAGAAGCGTATCCACGAGTTGACGGCGAAACGCAAACTAGCGGAAGAGGAGTTCGCTGCTTATCAAGCACAGAACCCCTTGGATCAGCCAGATGAAATTACCGAGAATCCATTTAACGATTTGGAAACTGTCGAGGACTTGCAAGCTAAGTTCAAGGAGTCGAAACAAATCTTTAAGTGGGCAGACGATCTGTTGGATGACAACGGATTAGCTGCACCGGACGACGTAATCTTCACTGAAGGCGGCAAGGAGTTTACTAAGGCACAGATTAAGCAAGCTAAACGTGAAGCAGACGAAGCTATGGAGATGTATCTCCCGGATCGTTTACAATCACTCCAGAAGGTACAGCAAGCTACGCAAATCAAAGCACAGCTTCAAGAGAAAGCGAAAGCAGACCTTGAGTGGATGAAGGACGAGGAGAGCGAAGTCTACAAGAAGTATAGCGCAGAACTTGAAGGTCCGATGTACCAAAAGCTGATTGAGACAGCGCCTGCCGAAGTTGCAGCTTATCTCCCATACGTTATTGCCCACGCGGCAAATAGCCTATATGGAGGGTTACAGCCAGCTAAGAAGGAAGCTGTCCAAGAGGAAGCGGTACAGGCAAGCGAGTTCCGAACTGAACCACCAAAGTCAGCACAGCCAGCTGCTGCTGCACCTCGTACGAAGAATACGGCTAAGTCTAAAGCAATCGAAGAACTGCACAAACGGTACAAAAAGACAGGCAACCCCGACGACTGGGATAAATGGCAACTAGCACGACGCAGTTAAAAACTAAATAATAATAAGAAATGGCATTCTCAAATACATACGACACTACTAATCCGGGGTCGGCAGTATCGAATCGCGAGCATCTTACTGATGACCTCACTATATTTGCTCCCGAAGATACGCCAATCCTTTCCAGCCTTCCTAAGAAAAAGGCTACAGCAACTAAGGTTGAGTGGACTGTTGACGTTCTCGACGCTCCTCGCAACCAGCCTATCGCTGAAGGCGAAGACGTAACCAGCTTCTCGGACAAGTTCGAGGGTCGCGCACGTCTCGACAACCGCGTACAGACATTCCGCCGCGACTGGAAAGTCTCCAAGATCCAAGATGCAGTCACATCTGTTGGTCCAGCTAACTCCGTACAAGCACAGAAGAAGTGCCTGCGTGAGATCAAGCGCGACATCGAGCTGACTCTCATGGACAATGGAGTTAAAGCAGCCGAAGACGGTGCAGGTACAAAGAACCAAATGAGCGGTCTGGACACTTGGATCGACTCCGCTGGTCCTGCTGACGTTCCTGCAAGCTTCCGCACTCCTGCTGCAAG